CGGACTTAACAAAAAATTAAAATATGCTCATAGGTATCTTGAAAAACTAACTATTCCAGGTATTGTGCAAGGAGATCTAATGTTTACTCCAGGTGATCTTAAACCTGAAAGAATAGACGACGAACCGTTTATAACATTTACTCCGAATACAATTACCTATGCTGTTCAAAAAAATTCTAAACTGTACAAACAAGTTACCACAGCCAAAATAGGCATTGTGTTCCACACAGCCTATGAAGGAGATTCATTAGACAATATGAATGCTACATTCGGAGTTGACGTGTCTAATTTTGGAGGTGACGGTTCTGTCTGGTATGATGATGCATACTACAAGGACGCATCTGGAGTAACATTTACAGAAAATGAAGTAAGAGTATTGAAAACGTCAATTGCACAACTAGACAATCTTGCAGAAAACGTTCCTATGCCACTGTGGATGAAACTGTCCACAAACAAAGAATTTGTACAGTATATGTTGCAGTTCATCAATAAAAACGTGAGAGGCGGCAAATTGATTCAGGAACCTAAACAGATGATGCAGAAATATCTAAACTATTACAGAGACGTACAAGCACAGGCCAAAGAAAAATTAAAAACTGACAAAGCAAAAGACAAAAGAGATCAAATGGTTGCCATTATGGGCAAACTGTTTGCTGAAAACCAACAAGGCGTAGAAGATATTATCAAAATACACAATCAAACTGTCATCCTAAAAAATCAAATATTAAAAAAAATCAACAGTGTTCAAGCAACCAAGCAGTTCATCAAAACTGATCAAGGCTATCAAGTAACAAATCCAGAAGGATATGTGGCCATAGACAGTGATGGCCAAGCCGTCAAACTTGTAGACAGGTTAGATTTCTCTCGTGCAAATCTAAATGCACAAAAACAGTGGGCCGCTGAATAAACCCGTATAAACAGGCTGTTCCGCACAATTTCTCAGGGTATATCAACGTATTCAGTAGAGTGACAGATAAGTATTAGTAAACTTTTTGCAAAAAAGAGAATATACAAATAAAGGAGTACTCTAAAAATGCCTATATCAAAAGCAAGAAGCACAAACGTGATAAGAAGACAGTCTTTCAGTGGTAAAGATTTAACTTTTATCGAAGTTGTGTTCCATAATACAATCGACGAAACAGCAACAACCCCAGAATCAGAAGGATCTATTTTCCAACAGATTACACAAGTCATCCAATCAGGCGCTGGAAACGGTGGATCATTACTAGCATGTTCTTACTACTTAAACAGAACAGCAAATACTATTGATAACACAGCCGCATCAGGCATCAACGATGGTGCATCAATTGACGTGTACCAGTACATCGTTGAAGGTGGTATTGAAAATTTTGATGAGCCAGCATCAGCAGGTGCATCAACATCAGGAACAACTGCTCAAACAGGTGCAATCGCAGACCTGAAAGCAGACATTGTGGCAATCCTATCAGATGACTCAACAACAAATGATGTTGGTGTGATCATCAGAACACTGCCAAGTGAAGGATCAAACGTTTTAGCAGATGCTTCATCTACTCTTATCGGAATGTTCGACGGAAGAGGCGCAGTATAATCTGCACTGAAAACTAATTTAAAAGGGGGTTTATTCCCCCTTTTTTTATGACTATATTAATGTTTTCTCACAGTCTGCAGGCATCTAAAACCAAATAAGGTATGTTAATTTTTTTTTGTAGACCATATAATAATAGTTACTGATACAATAAGTCAGTTTATAGGAGACAAGATGGAGATATTAAAATCTATCAAATCATGGTCATCAGCGTTAGCAGATGTTGGTGTATCATTACTTGCTCTGGGCATTGTCCTGGAGATACTATTCAACGGTCAAGGAATTCCTTTTTGGCCTAACATTTCAGTAATAGGAAACGTCCAAAGTTTACTAGGTTCATTGAGTTCACAAGGCTTAATTGGGTTAGTAGCAGTTTGGATCTTGTACAATATCTACAAGAGCAAATAAGGAGCAATCATGAACTGGATTAAAAACAAATGGGTATGGGCGGCCGTTGTTGTGGTAGTAATTTTACTAGCATGGCAAACTGGCGTGGTCACACCTGAGGCCACTGTAGACATCAGCGGCTAACACTCTTATAGGGCGGTGTTATGCATCGCCCTAAAACACTCACTTTAAACTCCCAAATATCAACTAAATATTTGCAAACGTTCTCGGAGCGAGAACCAAGGAGATAAAACAATGCCAATAGCAAAAAACAACTTTAGTCACAAGACTAACATTGAACATGGATACCCAGAGTATAAAATGTTCACAATAGACTTTATTAACACAATGGCGTCTGAGACAGGTGATCCATCTGCAAGTTCAGACGTTGCAGGTCTTGAATTAGTGAGACAGTCAATTGAACAACACTGTAACATTCTAGCAGAAGGTCCTTTAGCAGACTCAGGCACACAGAAATCTTACATTGTAAGAGCAGACACTGCGCCAACAGCGGCAACACTGCAAACAGCAGTAAGAGCACTTAACGGTACATCTTCACCAGGTGTGACTGCAACAATCTCAAGTGCGACTGTAACTGATACAGAATACGGTATCTTAACAGCGGCTGTAATATAATAATAAACACGTTAGAGCGGTTCTATTCCAGAACCGCTTTACTCTTACTTCCTTTTACTATAAAATACTTGTATGCATCAACACATTGTAGCCTACACATTAGTAGATGTGTCCGACACTTCTGCACTACAACAACAGAACTATAATACGCTGTTGCAAACCATTGCCTTGCGTGCCAATCCACTCAGTTACACATACACCACAATGGGATATCAATCTATGGAGGACTACAATTTTGGAGAAGACTTTGGCGGCCAACAAAATGTTTGGATGGTGTCTTTTGTTGTGGAACAGATGGCGGTGTATGGAAACAAATCAGGACCACTAGGAGGACTCATTGACGATTTGCATCAAGTACCAGTGATCACTTCTCTTATGGATTCTGTCACAATTAATCCAGCAGTGTTTGATACCAAAAATGCAAAAACTAAAAACTTGTACTTTTATCTACAAGACCTTTGATAAATATTATCGTAGGCAACAAGATCACGGCAAACATAGGCAACAAGGCACCTAATAGAGCGTTAGGAAGGACGCTGTGAATTATGATAAGAACTGCACTACAATACGACTCGGAAAAGAAAAGTTTAGAAGCACATGTAGATCTGTGTGCAGAAAGATATTATCGTTTGGAACAGAGATTAGAAAATGTTGAAACCGCTGTCACAAATTTAAAAGACGTGATGGTGTCAGAATCTAAAAGAACATCCAAAGTTATAATAGGTGCAACAGCCACAGTGATAGGCGGATTGTTGTCCACAGTGATTGCCGCCATCTTAATATTACCAAGTTTATGAAAATTTTTGAAGTTTTTGCAGAGGAGATCTTAGATGAAAAACAAATCTGGGGTCGTAAAGGCATTCAGGTTGTTAGAAAGTACCGTTGCACAAGTGGCCAAAGAAAAGGCAGAATTGTTGCCAAACCAGATCAGTGTTACAAACCGATTAACATCAAAGCAAGAATTAGAATGAAACAACTTAGGGCTCGCAAAGGCTCAGTGATGGTGCGTAAGGCCAAGCGTACCAAACGTTCTAATCCAGCATCACGTAGACTCAGAGTATTGAACAAAAGAAGATAACTTTGAGAGTAAAATTTAAATATTACGCCATATCACTAGACTCTAGTGAAGAAACTATACTAAACAAGTTAGTAGACGAAAACCACACAGTGGAAATGTTTACAATAGATGATTGGACAGTAATCGATTTACTTTGGCGCAAACATCTTGTAGTATATGATAAGAGTAGGACAAAGAACCCCGATATTCAACCATGGTGCAAATCAAACGTATTGAGAGCTTTATCAGAAGATGCATATGGCGATTAACTCGCTCAACTGATATTATAAAATATGTGCCTAAATCCATAAAAAATGGTGTCATAGTTGGTGATTGTGCTGTGATTCGTAATCACACACACACATATGATGTTTTCAGCAAACACAGGATACCTATTAAAAAAGATATTGCTAATTACAAGGTGGCTGTGTGCATTGCTACTATCAGCAACCAGTTTACAGAAACTTTACGTAAAAAATTAAACCAATTATTGAAATTAGACAAAGAGTTTGGTCCGTTATTCTGTGAATATCTACGATTAAAACTCAAAAAGAATCCAAATAAAGAAGCAATAGAGTTTGTACAAGACAGACTGAAGTTAATTGACGATAAAATTAATGTCTATTATAAATCCATGACCCTCTAAAATGAACAGGTACCTTTTATAAATAATCGTAGCACCATGAAATTAGATAACATTGATTACTTTTCTTCCTCTAGATTGAGCAAGATTATAGCAGAAAGATTTGGTCAAGAGATCAACCTTTCAGACATTGAGGACACTACATTACAACTGTTTAGAGAATCAGTAAAAGATTCGATGAAAGCATTTGAAACAGCGATGGCATTTAACTCTAACTCACAAAATCCAAAATACCTTGAAAATAAACTTCTTCATGATGCGATTGTAAAAGAACAAGAAATGCGTGTAAAAAAGATAACAGGCAACGAGATAGAGATTGAAGATCCAACAAAACCAGGCGTCACAACAAAAGTTGATTCAAAAAGTGTAGATGTTGACACAGACGAGCAAGGCAATCTTTCAATCAAAGCAAAAGATCAAAACAATTCAAACAATCCAGTGCAAGCCAAAGTTGGACAAAAGGTTAGCATGGAAGATCAAAATAATGATGCTAAAGCATTTCACAAATATTTAATGAGCAAAGGTTACACTGTAACAGGCGGTGGTGGAAATGAGAATGAAACTAGCATCACTTACACAGATAGAGATGGTAATAAATTCGAAGTAGATATTAGAGCAGTAAAAAGCATGGGCGAAAGTGACGGCGATCTAGATGACATGGTTGCTCCTGAATTTAAAAAACTTGTACAAGACATGCAGAATGGCATGAACAAACAAGAACTCGAAAAAAAATATCCTAAAAGAAAAAAAGAAATCGAACAACTTGTTAAAGATTTAACAGCAGTCACTGAGGCAATGAGAACAGCCATCACAGGACAAGTTACAGAAACGCCATATAGATTAGGTGCCAAAGAGATGGCGGCTCTAAGACTGTTGGTAGGTAATACAAATTTTTCCGAAGCAAAAAGAGCATTGGAATTAGCAAAAGCAGGGCGTTCAGTGCCAGCCCCACTTATGAAAGGCTTTATGCCCATCATAGACAAACTAGACACATTTATCAGAGGAGGAGCGTCAGCAGTGACTAGATTCAATAACCTACAGAAAATCGTTGGACGCAATGAATCCAACGCTTATTCAAAAGCATTAAGATCTCTATTAGAGAACGAAATGGAAACTTCAGAAATTCTACTTGCTTCACAGGATGTAGTAGATCAAATTACAGATATGTATGAAAAGATTGCAGAAATCAAATCATCATCTGTGCTAGAACTTGTTGATAGAATGACAAATGAACTTGGACAAGAACAAGCAATGTCATTCCAAAATCAAATTGTGCCAACATTACAGGCACTGGAAGATGCACTTGGTACAGCAAGACAAGGTGCACAAGATTCAGTTGCAATCGTTAAAGGAGAAACTCCTGCACCGATGGTTGGTGACTCAGACATCGACATGGATGCAGACATCGAAAGTGATGCAGACATCGAAAGTGATGCAGACATTGAAGGTGATGCAGACATTGAGGATGACTTTGGTGCGTCTGAACCTGCTGCCGGCGGTGAAGAACCTTTAGGCAGAGCAGAAAGATAATTTCATGCTTATTTTAGAAGTAGAAAACTATGCACAGGAACTCGCCTCTGTATTACAATACTTCAAACAAGAAGCAGATGCAAGAAAATTAGGCGCTCAACTTCCTATAGATGCACTATCAGACTTTATGGACGATAGGGGACTAGATATAAATCCCGATACTATAAAAGCCATGATGTCTAATCCTATCATTAAAAATTTAATCAAATCTTTTGACGGAACTAAAATTACTTTGGACACAGTTGTTGAGCCTAAGGACGGCAACATGATGGATATCAACGGCAATGATGAAGTAAGTAAAATGGCCAAAAGAGCATTGAAAAAACGCTCATAATAGTGTATACTATTTTTTATGATTAGACTGATAGAACCCCACGAACACCAACTTTTTACTCGAGATCCAGTTAGACCACACATTGAACCTGCTTTCAGAGTTCACAAACCCAATCAAACATTTGTTCACACTTACAATGGCAAAAGTGTAGATGCTATAATCTGTGTGGCTTACAACGATCAAGTACCTACCAACGAAGATGAATTAAGAATCACAGGCAACACAGTGGCAACTTTTTACACTGTGTGGAGTTACACCAAAGGTGCCGGCACAGAGATTATATTTAGAGTAAAAGAACACATCGAACAGAATAACTCTGACATCAAAAGATTTGTAACTTTGTCACCTTGCACAGAAATGGCAACCAGTTTTCATCTTAAAAACGGAGCAACTCTGTTAAACAAATATAAGGAGTTTCAAAATTTTGAATACCAATGATATAAAAGCACCACCGTTTGTACAAACACACGATTACCACACATTAAAACAAATCAATCTTGAAGGATCAAGAGTGTATCAATTACCGGACGGTAATAAAGTACCATCAGTGACCACAATCCTATCAAAAACAAAAGACATGACCCATTTAGATGAATGGAAAAAACGAGTCGGCGAACAAGAAGCACAACGAGTGGTTAGAGAAGCAAGTGGAGTTGGTTCAGCCATGCACAATAATTTAGAAAGATTTTTGGTAGGAGAAACAAGAATCCCAGGCACAAATCTTGTGCATCAACAAGCAAACAAGATGGCCGACATTATAATACAAAACGCACTAACACAAGTGGATGAAGTGTGGGGCATTGAACAATCATTGTATTTCCCTGGATTGTATTCAGGCACTGCAGATTTGGTGGCTGTGTACAAAGGTAATCCTGCAATTTGTGATTTCAAACAAACGAACAAACCAAAGAAAAAAGACTGGGTTGAAGATTACTATCTGCAACTAGTTGCCTATGCAGAAGCACACAACGAAGTGTATGGTACAAAAATACGTGAAGGACACATCTTTATGTGTTCACGTGATCTAAACTATCAGCAGTTTGATCTAGAACCAAGTCACTACGAATATTGGCTAAACAAGTGGCTCGCTCGAGTAGAGCAGTTCTATAAACTATAAATAAAACAAATGGCCATCACTCAAATCAGCCGCATACAACACCGTAGAGGGTTAAAAGAGTCTTTACCACAACTCGCAGCCGGAGAATTTGGTTGGGCAGTGGACACACAAGAACTGTTTATAGGAAATGGTACTGTAACAGATGGCGCACCTGAAATTGGCAACACCAAAATTATCACTGAAGACGATAGTATTTTAACAACTGCAAACACTTATACTCTAAGAGGCAACACCAACGCTCCTGTAGTGACAGGTGTAGACAGCAATGCACCTATTGTAAGAACTTTGCAAAAAAAACTAGACGATTTTGTAAACATCAAAGACTTTGGTGCTGTGGGTGACGGAACAACTGATGATACTGCCGCTATAAACAGAGCAATAGCAAATACACTCAGTGTTGAAACCACAGGCAAAGAAAAAAGAAAAATTTATGTACCCGGTGGTGTGTACATTGTAAACAGTGGCACAATAAAACTTTACCCACACCTAACCCTTGTAGGTGACGGTGCTCATAGCTCAATATTTAGACTTACAGACAGTTCACAAAATAAACTTATGGAAACAGCAGACTCCCAAGGACACACTGGTGCAGACATAGGCAGTGGCGGTGCACTGAAACCTCATGACATTAATATACAGTCAATGAGGTTTGAGATGGACAACAAAGTCAGTGCTGTGATCATATCACAGGCTGACCACGTTAACTTTAATACGTGTGTTTTTACTAGCACATACACACAACAGGATGGTCTCACTGAAGATCCTGTTGGTCTTATTGAAATTAAATCTACAAATGCTTTGCAAACCAAAGTGATCAGTTTCATTAACTGTCACTTCACACAATCAGAGTATGCTGTAAACATTGATGAGGATGTTCAAGATGTGTTATTTTTAGGTTGCGAGTTTAATATACTGTATCGTGCATTTAATTTAGGTGAAGCCACCGACGGTTCCACTGTGAACAAGATTGATGGCCCTTCTGGAGTATTAATTGAAGGTTGCAGGTTTGACAAGATTGATGCAGAAGCAGTTAAAATTTATGATGCTGGCGGTACTCCTGATGGTAACATTATTGCCGGCTGTTCTTTCAGAGATGTTGGCGCTAATTCAGATGATTCTGCAGAACTTCCTTGCATACAGTTTGATCATGCCAATAACTTTGCTTACGGAAACTATTTTCACAGACCTGGCAAACAAGCAAACATAGGCGGAAGTGCTTACTATGAAACTCCAATAGCAAACGCAATTACGCTTGGTGATAATCAAACAGCAATAAATTTAATCGATCCATTCACCACTAACGCTGTACAGATAGACAATCAAAACGAACCAACTGTGTCTATAGAGTATCAAATCAAAAGAGGCACCAACTTCCGTATAGGCAAACTAACAATCACCAGCACAGTAAATGATGTGCAATTCTCTGATGAGTTTACTGAAAACGGTGCAATTGGTGTAACACTTTCTGTGCTTGAAAATGGCACAGTACAGTATGCAACAACCAGCACAGGCTCAACTGCTACTTTTAAATATAGAACGCTGTATTATATCTAAGACTAATTATCCACACAACTGTTAAAAATTATCGTTTACTAAAGAGCCTTTTGACTTTATAATAAGTAAGACACTTATCCAAACATAAACATGAACAAATCAACAGAAATACAAATAACCAAACGTGATGGCTCCAAAGAACCCTTAGATATTAACAAAATGCACTTCGTAGTTGAACAGGCATGCGATGGTCTTTCAGGGGTGAGTGCGTCACAGATAGAAATGAATTCACGCATACAGTTTACTACTGGTATGACATCAACAGACATACAGGACATATTAATACGTTCTGCTAATGACTTAATAACATTAGAAGCACCCAACTATCAGTATGCAGCCGCAAGACTGTTATTGTGGAATGTGTATAAAGAAGTGTTCAGTCAGTTTCAACCTAAACACTTTATAGAAGTAATCAATAAAAATGTAAATCGTGGAGTGTATGATAAACAAATCTTAGAAAATTATACAGAAACAGAATTAAAAAAACTAAACACATGGGTTAAGCATGATAGAGATTTAGAATTTACATTCGCAGGTCTTCGTCAGGTGGTGGACAAATATCTTGTGCAAGATAGAAGCACAGGACAAGTGTACGAAACTCCACAACACATGTACATGATGATAGCCGCAACTCTGTTTGCAAATTATTCTGCAGACACAAGAATGTCCTACATAAAAAAATATTATGATGCAATATCAACATTCCAAATAAACATTCCTACTCCTGTGATGGGAGGAGTGCGTACACCAATCAAACAGTTTGCTTCTTGCGTGTTAGTTGATGTGGATGACAACCTGTCATCAATTTTTTCTTCTAATTCTGCTGTGGGATATTACATTGCACAAAGAGCCGGCATTGGATTAAACTTGGGTCGTATCAGAGGAATCAATTCTAAAATAAGAGGAGGAGAAGTTGCACACACAGGTGTGATCCCTTTCTTAAAAGTTTTTGAAGCCACAGTGCGTTCATGCACACAGAATGGAATACGTGGCGGTTCAGCAACTGTGCATTTTCCTATTTGGCATCAAGAGATTGAAGACATCCTTGTACTAAAAAACAACAAAGGCACTGAAGACAATCGAGTGCGAAAACTAGATTACTCAATCCAAATATGCAAATTGTTTTATGAAAGACTGTTAAAAGACCAAGACATTACTCTATTTTCACCGCATGATGTAACAGACCTGTATGAAGTGTTTGGTGTCGACAATAACAAGTTTGAAGAACTTTATGTGAAGTATGAAAATGATAGAAAGACTCCTAAGAAAAAAATCAGAGCAATGGACCTGTTTTCTCAACTGCTCAAAGAACGTGCAGAAACAGGCAGAATATATGTAATGAACATTGATCATGCAAACACACATTCTTCTTTTAAAGATGCTGTGCGTATGTCTAATCTGTGCCAAGAAATAACATTGCCAACTGTGCCAATTAAAGGCATAGATGATGAAGAAGGTGAGATTGCTCTTTGTATTCTCAGTGCGGTCAATGTTGGCACACTAAAAGACATTGACGAACTTGAATCTATCTGTGATCTAAGTGTGAGAGCATTGGATCAAATCATAGACTATCAAGGGTATCCAGTTAAAGCCGCCGAAATATCAACCAAAGCAAGAAGATCTTTAGGTATAGGCTATATTGGATTAGCACACTATCTTGCAAAAAACAAAGTAAAATATGATGATCCTAAAGCATGGGAACTTACACACAGACTGACTGAAGCATTTCAGTTTTATCTGCTTAAAGCATCAATGAAACTTGCTGAAGAGCGTGGCAAGTGTGATTATTATGACAGAACCAAATATTCAGATGGCATACTGCCGATAGACACTTATAAAAAAGAAGTTGACTCAATTGTAAAAGTAGACTATCAATATGATTGGGAATGGTTAAGGACTGAAATCAAAAAACATGGCCTAAGACACTCAACACTGTCAGCACAGATGCCATCAGAGTCATCTTCTGTGGTCAGCAATGCAACAAATGGTATTGAACCACCACGTGCTCATCTGTCCATAAAGAAGAGTAAAAAAGGACCACTAAAACAAGTGGTGCCACAGTATCAAACACTTAAAAACTATTACACTTTACTTTGGGATATGCCAAGCAATGAAGGATACATTAATATAGTGAGTGTGATGCAGAAGTTTTTTGACCAAGCTATATCAGGCAACTGGTCATACAATCCTACGCATTTCGAAAACAACGAAGTGCCTATGAGTGTGATGTTAAAAGATTTACTAAACACTTATAAATTAGGATGGAAAACATCCTACTATCAAAACACGTATGATTTCAAAGGCGAAGAAGAAACGGTGCAACCACAAGGCATAGACGACACAGTGCAAGAAATAATCGAAGAACTCCCACCACAGGAAGATGATGATCTCTGCGATGCCTGCGCCATCTAGTTGACACAAACAAAGAAAGACATTAATATAACTACAACATGAGCAAAACAGTATTCAATCGTAACAAAGTAGACTTTACAAAGCAACCAATGTTCTTTGGCGAAGAACAAAATGTACAAAGATATGACACATTTAGATATCCTGAACTGGACAAACTAAATCAACGAATGCTTGGATATTTTTGGCGTCCAGAAGAAATTTCTCTACAGAAAGATCGTGCAGACTATCAAAACTTTCGTCCTGAGCAAAAGCACATCTTTACTGCCAACTTGAAATATCAAACACTGTTGGATTCTGTGCAAGGCAGAGGCCCATGTTTATCATTTCTTCCGTATTGTTCTTTACCAGAACTAGAAGGATGTATTATTACTTGGGACTTTATGGAAACAATTCACTCACGTTCATACACTTACATTATGAAGAATGTGTATTCTGATCCATCAGAAGTGTTTGACACTATATTAAACGATGAACAAATAGTAAAAAGAGCCATTTCGGTTACTGAAAACTATGATAGATTCTCTAAAGTTGCACAGGATTATTTTGTTAAAGGCGAAGGCTCTATAGATGAAGTTAAGAAACAACTGTATCTTGCAATGGTAAACGTTAACATACTTGAAGGATTGCGATTTTATGTCTCCTTTGCATGTACATTTGCATTTGGAGAACTTAAACTTATGGAAGGTTCTGCAAAAATTATATCTTTCATTGCTAGAGATGAAGCAACACACTTGAATCTTACAACACAGATCATAAAGAACTGGCACAACAATGATGGCGAGATGAAGAAAATTGCCGAGTCTTGCAAAGATGAAGTTGTAAAAATGTATCAATTGTGTGTTGAAGAAGAAAAAGAATGGGCAAAACATTTAATGAAAGAAGGCACAATCATTGGACTAAACGAAAACCTATTAGGACAGTATGTTGAATTTGTTGCAAACAAAAGAATCAAATCAATTGGTTTTGATCCACTGTTTGATCGTCCAGCAAACGCAAATCCTTTACCATGGACACAACATTGGTTGTCATCAGCAGGCTTACAGGTGGCGCCACAGCAAACTCAAGTTCAATCGTACATCATAGGTGGCATCAAACAAGACGTAGACACAGACACACTTAAAGATTTCAAATTATAAAATAAGTTTCAAATTCAGACCAATGAGATCAGGATGGCAAGTATTAGTCAAATAACAGATGCAATTTTACCTGCTTTAGGTAGTAATCGATTAAGAGATATTCAAAGTAAACTTAATTGTATAAATGTTGTTGAA